CATTTATTTCTCTTCAAAAATTTTCTTTTGACTACGATACCACTCAATCCAAGCATCATTTTTCAATGCACATTCGTGATAGAGTGTATAGTTTTCAACCACAGATTTTACTACCTCACTCAAAAGTGGATCAGTCTTCTCAATTCTTTTTAATTTTTGGCAAGGACTAGTGAGAGTTTCTGATGCATCAGGAAACTTTTTTGTGATTGGTGTTGGAGTACTACAGCCAAACAATGCAATTGTAAATAGAATTAAAATGTATTTCATTTGTTTAGACTTTCAGTCGCTTCATTTAACGTAGTAACTACTTCTTTTGGTATTTCGCATTTAGAATCATATTTTACGATTTCTCTGTCTACATAACGAACAATTTCATCACCCTTTTGACGAACAATTCTGGTTTTATTTACAACCTTCTCAACAACCTTTACTGTTTCTTGAGAGGATTTTGCTTCTGCTTCTGCAACTTTTACTTCTAATTCTTTTATTTTTAATTGCCAACTCTCTTCGTTTGAAATTGCACCAAACATGTATGTGCCAAACACGATTAATAAAATTGATACAAACTCGGCCGGCGCTTTATATAAAGATGGTATGAAATTAAAAAGATAGGTAATTGTGAATCCAACAATTCCTGTAAATAGAATTACATAAAATATCCAGGATGGTAACAACTCTAATAAAAACATTTTTATTCGTTATTCTTTTTAGTAAATGCGTTTTGAATTTTTTCTTGAATGATTTTCGCCCAAAATGGTTGAGGAAAATTCCATCCAATAAATGCGCCAACTGCAATCCAAAGTAATGTGTCTAGCATGTTGATTCCTCATTTCGTGAATGGGTTTCAGTAAACATTCCGTTACGGCCATAACGCAAGAAAATCATTGCACCAGTTTTATCGTCTTGAAGTATGATAGGTTTTTTTGGATACTTGCGCCCATATTCACGAATTGCATTGCCGACATCATCATTTCCTACATACTTTTCATATTTAAGATATTTCTTTTTACCAAGTCTTGCTTTTAAATATCGATCTGTATCAACAACAAATACATCACTATTTGCAAATCTACGCATCATAATTTTTTTAGGCACCGGTGGATCTCCTGTAATTCCTGCTACACCGCCGGCACTTACAGAATTTGCGGCAACATCTTCAACTAGATATTCCTCACTTTGCATAAATGCTTCCCATTTTTCATTTAAGTTTTCTTCAGTTAAGTTCTTACCTTCTTTAATTAAAAAGAGTGCGGCCGCATATGATGCAAGTCTAGTTTTACCTCCAGGCACCAATGCAAGTAACTTTTTCAGTTTAATCATTAAAATGTCAAATATTGTTAAAGATTCTTGTTCTGCCATTGTACGTCTATCAGAAGACTTCTTTAAAATATTTCCTTCAGCATCAATCACACCGAGTTTGTATGCTTCCCAATCGGTAAACGGTTGCGTAAGTCTACGCAGAATTCGATATACAACATATAAATCTACTAAGTTTGCCATACTCTTCTCTGTATCTCATCTAAAAGTTTTTGATTGTATTCAATTTCTTTTGCATAATTTAAAAATATAAAAAAACTGTTTAGAACTTGATGATTTTCTTTTTCTACTTTAAACCATAACATATTTAAAGTTGCTTCAACTCCAAAAACATTTGAGAGAAAGATGATGTGATTCAATATCAATCTTTCTCTCAATTCATTCTTATCTACATACTTGTTAATTAATCTCTTGATATACTTAATTTTGTTTAAATCTTCAAGATATTCAAGTACTGATATGCAATTTGGATTTCTGTAATTGTTTATCGCATATTCGTCAAATTCATCTTCATTATTAATCATATTTTAGAAACCAGATAATGCGGTCCTCAGAATAGAATTCGCGCCTGTTGACCCAACTGCAACATAGAGATAATTAGAATCCCAACCAATTTCACCAGTAGTCCAACCTTCGGCAGCGGCATTAGATGAAGAAACTGAACTAATACCTCTCAATCTAATTCTGCTATCGTTCACATCAAACGCAACAGTTGGCGCATTTGTTTTAACACCAATGCGATTGTTTAATGCATCCACAAAGAACATATTAGTTTGTGTATCAGATTCGATGCGAGTATTGCTTGCAGTACCGTCTTCGTTGATTACAACGCCTGCGGTAAATGTAGAACCTGATGGTGCAGTAATTGTAACGGTGTTACCGCCGATCTTTGTTGTGCCGCTTGATGCAGAAGTGTTAGCACTAATGTTAATGCTACTAAAAACTGTTTGTGCAGTTTCACCAAAAACATCGCCAACTTCAACTTTCTTTGATACTGGTGTACCTGATGGATCGTCTACAATTAAAAGTAGATCGGTGTTTGCTACTGCGGTGAGTGCGGTTAACTGCGTAACCTTTTTATCTGCCATCTTTTTCTCCTATCTTATAAACCCCATTGAAGGGGAATGCTACTCCTGGGACTCAGGCCAATGTGTCGATTAACTATCTGCGGCGATAGTATCATCTGGTGCATCGGATGTAACTGCTGAAGACATTACAACTAGTGGTTCTGTCTTGTAGCGTGTTGTTCCGTGCATGTCTGTATAAGTGACAAATTTAGTCCAACCTGGCGTATTGATACCGCGAGCCTTGTTTGCGGCAAGTGCCGCTTCAGTATCGTTAACACCAATGATGTTATTTGACGAAATTTCTGCGGCAGTCACATACTTAGGTACATCTTGACCAGTAATCGTTGCACCAGTTTGGTTTGCACCATCCCATGCAGGATCAATAGTTAAAGAGTTAGCCGCAGAAATTGCAGTAACTTTTCTGCGCTTACCGGCGATAACTAGCGCATCGCCAATATCTATCTCAGTTGTGAATGCAGTATTAGTGCCCGTAACTGTAGTTGTTGCTACAGTATTGCTTACGCTAATTGTATTTGCAATTGCGTATGAATCTCTTGTTCCCCATAGTGCCATGGTTTTTCTCCTTTTAATATCCTAATCTTCTTAGTTGAGATATAGTATTCTGTGTATTTATATGTCGAATACCTATACCACCCTTTGAAACCCATTCATCGATATTTTTCTTGTGATCATCGATCAATAGGTTTGGTTTGCCATCAACTGTGACTGCATAATTCTGCTTTTGTTCTCTAGGAACAAGATGAATTTCTTTCACATTACCTAAATGCTTGCGAATCCATTCAATTTTTTCTGGTCTGCATGTAGGCATTCTTTTTGAAGGCGTAGAAAGAATTGCAGGATCATAAGGTTTAATAAATTTCCAAAGTGCTAGACCATCACGCATAGGTTCTAGATTTGCCCAAAACTTAGGCACTTTCTTAAGTGCTTCCCACTTTTCTTCCTTGTCAGCATTTGCAAAATCGGGTAATCCTTGCATTTCTAATACCCGATTTGCTCCTCCTATAAAATTGACAAGGACTTGGTCCATGTCACAATAAATCTCTGGTAACATTTTATTTGTCGCTAATCTCTGGATCAATCTTAATAGGTTCTTGCTTACCGCTTAGTGTTTCGCCTTTCTTAACTGCCTTTTGCTTTGCTGACGCCTCTTTATCTTTTTTTCCTTCTTCTTTTTCGTTAATAGAAACATTGTCAACTGTTTTCATTTTGATATTAGTTTTTAACCCCATCTTAGCGAAAGCCTTTTCAAACTTCTTTGCTAATTTGTCGCCACCTTGTTTAAATTCAGGTGCATCGGCCGCCTCTTTTTGAGGCGCCTTTTGTGGTGCGCTTTGTGCTTTACCTTTGACTAATGTACCTTTTGCTTGCACTGCGGCGAATCGTGCTGCCTTATCACTATGACCAGGCATGAGACTTGTCATCGGTATTTTTCCTTCCGGACCTTTACGCTCATTCTCTGGATTGTCGTAGCCTTTGCCTTTGACAACTTTTTCTTCAAGGTCAATCTCTTCATTTTGAAGTTCGCTCATTTTTTTCTTATGCACAATTACGCCATACTTATCTTTTACTTTTACATGTGCAACATCACCTTCAATCTTGTGAATGATTCCAGATTTCTTTGTTGTTCTGCCTGGAGCCGCGGTCATTTCATGATCAAAAGTGACTTTATCGCCAACTTTGACCTCATTCATTTCAATCTCTTCTTTATACATGTTGAGTTCATATCTCTTATCATCAAGATTTGCGACTTGAATCTGCACACCCTTTTTACCAGTCTTATCTAACAAGCGATATGCATTTGATTTGCCTGAAGATGGCTTCTTAGGACCCATTGCAACTTTGCGATCAATCTCAAATGGATCAATTTCAATGTTATATTTTTTCTTTGCAAAGTCATATGCATGTGCCATTGCCGAAGAAAAATCTTTGTGATAGAGTTCATAGCCTGTGCTAGACTTACCCTCTTCAATTTCAACTTCTTCTTTCTTCAACTTATTTAATCTGGATTTAATTGCATCTTTAGTTCTTTGGATCGCTGACTTAGTAATCATACCTTTGCGTTCGCCAGATTTAGCAACATTACTATCTTTATATGGTGAAGGAGAAGTTTTACCTCTCCATTGTCCACCTGTAGTATTTCCTACATTTATAATGGGAGAATCATCTCTTCTTAAGGCTCTTGCCATAACTTTTTGTTTACCAGAAAGTCCTTGATCAACCTTTGGAGTTTCATCTAGTTCTTCCACTTCTTCGTTCTTCATGCGATTGACGCGATTTCTTGCAAGTCCAGACATGAATTTGATATTTGCGCCGGCAATCTTTGTAAGTGCTTGCTTATCCATTTTATCAAGCATAGCAGTCAATTTTTTATAATTATCGCTGGATGGATCAATGGTGTTAAGTTTACCATATTCTGCGCGTAACTTTGCTAATTGAGCATCAGAAAATTCTTCATCAATAAATTCAACCTGCTCCTTGCTTAATGATTTTTTTTGTTTTGAAAGTGATTGACGTTCTTGTGCATGTTGCAGACGCAGTTCTGCCGATTTCTTTAAAAGTTCTGCCCTTTTAAGCGCACCTTGTGCGTCCGATTTAATGTTTGAAATTGAAGTGCCGCCACCCTCCGCCTCTTGAAGTTTGTCTTTCTTGACTTGTTTCAAATATTTAAGATGCGTTGCGTGAGTGGCCAACCACTTTTTTGTGCCTTCAGGCTCCATTTTATTTGCAGAAGTTTTTACATCTTCTGGATGTTTTTCTTCTTTGACTACGACAAAACCAAGTTTTTCTTTTTCTTTAACTCCAGATGGAACAACAACAATTTCTTTACCTGAAGTCTTATGACGCATCATTACAGTTTTTTCTTTACCTCTGTTTACAGGTCCCATATCACCAGACTCCTCAAGTTCATTTTCTTCCATAAAACTTGGTTTAGGTTTGCTAGATGTAATTTTTCCTGTATTAGGATTTTTATGGTCGCCTACAGATGCCTTGCCATAAACTTTGTCACCAGTTTTTGGATCAATGTGATAGTCACCTTTTGCATCTTTTCCTACACTTTTAATTTTATATTGACTTGATGCTTCATCAATCTTAAGTTTTTTCATTTTATCAAGTAAAAAATCTCTAGGATCAGTATCCATTGACATAACTTTTTTCTTTGCGTCACTCATTTTACCCATTTTCAAGAGATTTGCAACTTTCATCATATCTGCTTTGTCAATACCGCCATGTTTCATTGCGTAAGTTTCAATCTCACTTGCAACAGATTTCATATCTTCAGTTTTGTATTTTCGTTGCAACGCCTTTAATGCATCATTTTTAACTTTATCGACTGTAATTGGAGTTGCCTTCTTTCCAGTTGGAAGTCCTTCAGCGCCACGACTAGATGAAGGTTGAGATTTATCCATTTCATCAATTTCAACTTCTTCACTCTGAAGTTCTTTTTGTGTCGCACCAGCCTTTCTAGCAGCCTCAGCATCTTTAGGATTCTTAGTCTTGTGATACTTTGCAATTAATTCTTTTCGTGTGCCGCCCTGACTTTTTGGATTGTAATCTGTTACCCCAGTGGACTCCTCTACGCTTTCATTCTTTGCTGCTGGTCGTTTATTTTCTTCGTACCAATTCATCAACCATTTAGCCGCATCTTCTGCTTTAGAGAATTCTTGTTTCACAACAACTGATCCGTGTGCCGCTAAAAACTTACCATTCTCATGTTTGAGAATTGTCAAATCATATTTTGGTTCGCCCTTATCGCCCATTGTCACAGTATAAACTGCATCATAAGGTTTCATATTATACTTATTGAAATCAGTTTTTGTTTGGGCGTCTGCCTTTTTAAACTTAGAAAGCATACCTTCAGACAAACCGAATTCTTCATTTTTTGCTTGATGCATAGAATCTAATTGACTGAAGAATGCTTTCTTTTCATCAGGCGATAACTGACCTAATGAAGTAATGCCTTTCTTTTTCATCAAGGCTTTTACTTTCATCTGATATTCAGTTTCTTCAGTTTGAATCTTCTTGACCGCATCAAGTAATGATTCTGGCAAACCAAATTTGCTTGACATTTTATCCATTATAGTTCCTCTCTAATTTCTAAAACTAAGTTTCCGTTACCTTTTAAAATTCTGTGATACTGCATAGCCTTGATTGTGTACATCTTACCTTCTTCTAAATCTATCGGAAGTTCATTGTCCATCTGTAACTTCCAATCTTTAGATTCTACAACTTTAACATAGCGATCTCTACGATCACGATGCCAAACAAGTTCGTTATCGTCAACCGATTCAAAAAATGTTCTCTTTTTTACTCCGTCAAACCAAATTTCATTATATGGATTCATATTTCTCTACCAAAAAAAGTTTCCGCCACCGGAAAGTCCCAATTGTTTTGCATATCTTGGTGTATTGCACGCCCAATATGCCGCAGTTGTTTTGTCTTTTTGCATATCGCATTGATGACGGGCTGCAAAAGATTTTCTTGCTTCTGGATCGTCTAACTTAACTGATAGACCTGTTGTGTCGCCCCATGTGACTTTCTTGATACCACCATCAGGTTTTCTTACATATACATAAAACTTTTTAGATCCACCACGCTTTGGTTTGTTCAATGGCGGATCTTTATCTTCATCCTCTTCTTCCATAATCATTGGGCAATCAAGTGGTACAGGCTGCCCTTCTTCAGTGAATGCAAACTTACCTATTTCGGTTTCTTCAATTAAAGACCTGTCTAAACCTTCAAGTTCCAACTTGCCTTCGTTATAGAGTTTTCTTGCTTCGCGATACAGTTTGAAATACATTTCAGAACCAACGCGATATACATTTTCTGTGAGAGGTACTTTGTTGTCAAGGTGCCAATCAATGGCTTCATGCACATCATGCGCTCTCTTAATTTTTTCTACGTTTTGCTTAAACAAATTGTTTAAAGTGCTATGGCTGGCAACTTGAATTTCAGGTGTTTGTCCTGGTGTATCGCTTGCATATTTCTTACGCAACTCATCGGTACCCCATTCTAGTGTTTCGGCAAACTGTGCAAATGCTTCGTTTTTGCTACTTCCTTTTGCTTTTGCGGCTAGATCACTATCTGCACCGCCCCAAGTTCCTTTACCTTTCGTAATGAATGAGTTCACTCGCGCAAATGCCCATTGCTGTGGTGTTGTGCCTGGACGATGCCCACCTTGCCATGCGGCCATACCTCTGTCATAAACTTTCTTTAGAATGCTATACGCAATGCCAGACTTCTCTGCTTTCTTTTTCAGACCTTCGATTTCTTCATGTAGAACGTGATAGATTTCATGAAGTTCTTCGCCCATTTCTTCTTTAGACATATCGGATAATGCTTCATAAACATCTGTATCACTAAATTCAAATTCTGATTCATTTTCATAGTCTGAATCAAAATCTTCTTCGTCATCATTGTAATCATAATCATCTTCAAATTCAAGATAGTCTGTTACAGATTCGATATAGTCAACTGCTTTTGTAATCTTAGAAAGAACCCATGCTTCTGGTTCTTCATCCATTTCTGAAAGAATATCAAGTAAATATTCTGCATCTTGTATTAGATTTGCAACTTCAATTTGAGCCATTTCAAGACCGTCGAATTCTTCATAATCATCATACTCACCCTTTTCTAAAATCTGAACCGCAGATTCATTGAATTCTTTGCCGAGTAATTTCATTCCAGTTGCACCTTGAACAAGTGCCCATGCTCTTTTGTAATCTTTCGTCACAAGAAGTTTTTGAAACATTTCAATATGTTCTTTACTTGCTACTTTATAAAATTTAGCAAGTTCTATAATACCTATATTACCAACATACGTTGCTTCGCGAAGTTCTTCGTATTGTTCTTTTCTCAATGATGATTTTGCAAGATTGAATAATTGATCTTGGCTTGTTACCATGTCAAGCAAGGTAGACAAGAGATTTTGCGTTGCCTGTCTCTCATTGTTTGATAGAGCATCACCCGATTCAATTTTCTGCATTGCTTTCTTAATTGTAGATAGCAATGTCTTGTCGGCAAGACCAAGGCGAACCAATTGATCCAAGCGAGAAAATTCTTTCTTACCAATTTCTTCTCCAAACATTTGCTTGAATTTTAGAGTGTGCTTAGACTGAGGCATACCTTTTTCTCTTGCCTCTTTGTCGCCTGGCGCATCTGCGTATGCAGACTTATCGGAGTCTGACTTTGGACCCATACGTTTGAAATGTGCATCGCGTCTTTCTTTTGTTTCTTTGTCTAGACCTTTATAATATTTGGATGGCTGAGTTCCTTCTTTACCTCCAACATGCGTATCTTGCGGAAGTTGTGGTTTTTCAAAAAGATTTGTAAACTTAAAATTCAATGATTCTGTTTGTGCCATATTTTGTCTACGTTGTACCTCTCTACGTTTCACTTGAGGTAATAAACGAGAACCAATTTTACCAATTACACCTTTCATTGCTTCAATCTTTTTATCGATTGAAATTTTCTGTGATGGTGACAATGTTTGATATGCTTTGCCTCCACCAATTCTACGTTTTAAAAATGTAACTGCTTGTCTTCTTGCTCTCTTGGTGAGAGTAGGTTGGCTAGCGAAACGCTTCATGGCGCGTTCTCTTGCTCTCAGCATTTTCGCTCTTAGGCGTCTTACCTGCATTGCGCGTTTGCGGCGCCCTTGCAATGAGAGTGCTTCATCCATTTCTAACTCCTCTTTTAATCCACCGATATACTTATCTAATAACTTTTTAACCTTTGCTGGATTACTTGCTTTTGGATACAAATCATCTACAATCTCTTCTCTCTTAGCATCATCTGCATCAGAATACATCTTACGAACCTGACTACCAGAGAATACTTCTTGTCCAGCAACAGAAAAATCTTTCTTCTTTGTAACAAAAATGTAACCATGTCCTGTCTTAGAATCAAATGGCTTACAGTCCTTTAGATTCTTGAACGGTTGATAATATGCTGGCGAACCGTCTTTCTTAGTGTACTTGACTGGATCGCGCTCACTTCGCACAAGAATCAAAATATCTTTTTCGGGATCATACTTTCGTAGAATCTCATCTGGATTTACAGGTTGTCTTACCTGAACGAAATCGTCCCTAACGCCTGCTTGTTGTGCTAGGAATTTTTTGTCTGAAAAAGGAATTGGTCTTACTTTTGTATCGTTGCTTGATGCAACATAAAAGTCGGCAGATGGAAAAGCGCGTTTGGCTTCCTCATAACTGCTCATATGACCTTGATGAAACGGCTGAAATCCGCCGCCATAAACAACTATAACTTTTTTCATTCGGAGTTTTCCTTAGACTTATCCTTTACAGGTTTGCCGTAGCCTAACTGCACATACTCATTATTTATAAAATTTTATTTTGCAATTACAAATCTTCCAGAATTTTCGGTTCTTGAAGTAACATATTCAAACATAATTCGAATGAAATCATCAATTTCTGCTTTTGAATTTTTATCTGTTCTTGAAAACCAGTCTTTTATAATTGGCATAACTCTATTAATGATAGAGATTGCACTAATTTCGCCTCGCTTATGATCAAACCTTTTTGAATCCATTGATTGCTTTAATTTTTCAATCGGAGCCATTTGCTCCAAATATTCTTTTTCGCCATCGGTATATTCTTTTAAAAGTTTAATCGCAGTTTGTTTATCAACAAATCCTAATAACTCACAGAAAATTTTCATTGAACCAATTGATCCTCCTCTTGCCTCTGCGCCACCGCCAATAAATTCTATAACAAATCTTTTTGCTGAAGGATCATGTCTTAACTTTATTTCTCCATCATTGTTTAAAATAATTCGAATATCTCTAGTCTCACCCTTTTTAGGAAATTCGACTGGTTTATAAGGCTTCCAGTTTGTAACTGACTTAAATGAAATTTGACTAAGATATTTTAATTCATCTTCTCTATTGAAATTCACTTTAACTAATTCTACCGAAGAGGTAGTTTTTTTGAGAGACAATGGTAATAAATCTCCACTGTCAATTAAATTTGCAGTTAAAGTATTAAGATGTGTGAAATTATATGCACCTGGATTTGCAGTTCTTAAATCTTCTACAATTACCTCGTGAGCCCTTTTACTTGCCAAATAAATGTCAGCAGGATTCCATTTATTGATATTGCCAAAAGAAGCCTGTTTCTTCTTAGTAATTGGTGCTTTGTTTGCGATTGTGAATAATTTTTGAATGTTTCCCATAATTTCATCATCGCCTCTAAAATAATAGATATTTTCATATCCTTTCAGTTTAATTTTATAATTTTTATCTATATTTGTAATATCTTCAATGAGTTTTTTGGCAATTAAAACAGAAGATTTGTACCAATCTACATTGCTAATTAAAAAATTTTCTATATCTTTTAATGTAACTCCTGGAGTAAAAATTCTTTTAAAAGAATCTTCTACTAGACTTTCGTTTTTAGATTTAAAATCAACATAAGTTGGAAATACCTTTAAATCTAAAATTTTGTTACTGTTGCTTGCCCCTAAATTATCCGATATCGAACAAAATAGTGCCTGTGAAGATTCTGCAAGTGCGGTTTTATCTGCCATTATTTTCTCCTATAAATGTGCATCATTACCATAATTTTTTGTTTTTTTCTTATACATAAAGGTGTAGCCTTTCAATGATCACCTTTGCCAACCTTTTATAACATCCGGCGAAAAGTTAGCATAACTGAATCTTAATCTGTCAACCAGTTTGACTGCATTTCCAGATAGTTTATCAATTGCAACATACCCCTCAACACCAGTTACTTCGTATCCATTCTTTGTCAATAGGAATGTATCAAGCGTTTTTACTTCATCTAATTTGCTTATCAGAATCAACTTTGCTTCAGCAAGTAAATTCATCAAGGTAAAGATATTTTCTAACTGTGCTTTGTTTCTTGTATTGAAAAATTTCAATGCATCTTTCTTTTTTGCTTCCCATTCTGTTTTTGACTTTGCAGTTTTCTTTGAAGCGATCTCTTTATCGTAGTGTGCTTCAATGAATTCAATCAGTTCAGCAACATGACTTTTTACATTTTTGATTTTTAATTGATTTCTGACTTTTGTATTGTTAAAGGTTTTAATTTTTTCGCGTAGTTCGTCTGTATCTTTAATATGATTCAATAATTTAGCGTCTGTCTTGTAAAATATCTTACCTGCGTCAGAAAGTATGGATGTAACTCTATCTGTTTCTTCTTTTGTCAATGTTGCTTTACCTGAAACATCTTTATAGTCTACATCTGTAGACCAAACTCTGCTTGTTTTTTTAATTGAACCTAAAATATTCTTACCAAAGACCGCTTTCATTGTTTCAAATGAATCGCCTTCATAAAAGGTATGCCATGCGATGCCAATTTGTGCGGATTTGATACTTCTAGCAAGTTCGCTTTGTGCGGGAACCGCATAAACAAGTGTGTTTGGATGAAAGGTAATGTACTTTTCGCCATCAATTGTTGCAGATTTTAAATCAGACTGAGTAAAAAGTAGATCGCCCTGAATGACACCTTTAATTCCAAGTGCTGGAAGTTCCTTTAAACATGCTTTGAGTTTTTCTGCAAGGTCACCTGAAGTGTCCGCATCGATTTCTGCGTTAGTTTTATAAATTTTTGGATTTTTATTGAAGACGCCTTTCTTTGCAACAAAGAATTTTTTGTCTGTAGGGTCTTCACCTGCGAAAATAGCAGGCGCGCCGTCCCATTTGACGGTGATGTTTACTTTTTTTTCTGAGTGACCAGCAAGCATATCACGCACCGCTCTAAGTGCATTGATACTTTTTCTTGTACCATTTACGCCACCATTGAGAACATCATCTTCTGCATGTTCCATGTGCGTATTTTTTTGTTCCGCAAGGAATTCTTTGAATTTGAGCATAAAAAAAGCCTATCGTTATGATAGGCTATTTATAATTTTTAAGTAGTATATTAACGGCGCATCGATGCTTGGTCTTGTGCCTCTTCTTTCGAAAAGATAGGTACTGCGTTAGATTTGTGTAAGGTACCAATACCTAATAACTTGTCACCAGTATAAACTTTTTTTTCTGACTTGGTAGTATTACCAGCAAAAGAATTTAATGATGGATATTGAGGCGTTTCTCTACGATAAGGTTCTTGCTTGGGTTGATATGCAACAAAAGTCTTTTTTGTTTGTTTTTTATTAGGATCAACACCATGAGACTTTAGCCACGCATCATATTCTGCCTTTTGTTTTTGCCAGCCAGGTTTTTTCTTTTCTTTAGATTTGCCAATATAGGTGTGTATGATCATGATAGTTATACTGAGTGTGTGAAACTACAGTATAACAGACTATCATAATATTGTCAAATGCTTTATCCGTGACTGTCGTTTTTACCCAACACAACAACACCGCCAGCATTGTCTTTTAAAATGATAAACTTTAAAACATCAATACCATTTGCCGTGCCGCCTGGTGCGGTGTTTCCTGCCCACATAAACGTAGTTGGTGTGCTTCCATCACAAGTAATTGTATTTGCTACATAAGGAGTGGCACCCTGTTGAATTGCAAGGCGTACTTCAGTGGCAACATTATTGTTTGCCGAAACTCCCACAAAATTAGCAGTAATGTTTGCACTCAAATTGGTCTGATAAAAAAACTTTCCTGCCGTTAAATTATAATTAATTGTACTCGCAGGAGTACTATTTCTTGTAACTACATCGTAAGAAGTTTTAAATGTTGTATTTGATACAGTTACATTGTTTGCGGTAGTCCAAGCAGAGTTTGCAGTAGAATATGCGACATTCGCGGTTGTCCATGCAGAATTAGCAATTGTTACGATATTATTTGTTGTATTTGATGTAATGGTATCAACAACAATGTCTCCGTTACCATTTTCAAGATTATTCACCTTGAGAATAACTTCGTTGATTATTGTTCTCCATTCATTGAATGTATTTGCTAATTCCAAATTTGCAGTCGGCATTTTATACCCCTATAGTAAGATTTTACCTACTATTTATGCATTTTAAAAGTTAAATCGTCTGACCAAGATAATCTAATTTCGTCAGTATTGTAAAAACTGTGTACAGGTTGGCCCGCGCCATAATTGCCTAGGTTAATTGTTTCGGATAAACTAGGAGGAAAATCTCCTGCCATAGTTCCATTGTATCCAAAATGTAGATGTGTATCTAAAATTTGCTTATCTACAAAATCTAGATTGCCAGGCCTACACTCATATCCGCATCCCAAAAGAAATTCTTTCATCTTTGATAAGACGATATTAATATCTGCGGCAGTAAATTCTACGGTAGTTTTGTCACCGTTAACATAGTCTTCGCCAATTAAAGTAAATTTCATACTTTGAACCCCTCAAATTTTCGTTGTTTGTCTCTTCTTCCGAAGTCTGATTTATCGAAAAGTGGTTTGTCTTCTTCTAAAGGTTGCCCACTATCATGAATATGATTCTGTGCAGATTGTTCACAATCATACAGTTTCATCTTTGCTTTATCAACGCCAATTACAAATCGTTTGTTTGTATCTGGATTGCTATAACGATTCTTCAACTGCTTAACAAGTATCTGATTCAAATCAGCAAGTTCTTCAGTAGTAATTAGAGCAATCATAAAGTCTGCGGTTGCAGGCAGACCAAACGATTCTGAAGTGTCTGTAATTTCAACATCGGAGTTGGAGTAACCACCGCGGGTTGTTTGTGTAGCAGAAATAACAGGCACTTTATATTCGACCGCAAGCCCACGCAACTCCTCTGCAATTGCCTTAATGTAAGAATATGAATTGACATTGCCACCATGACGCATTCTAGCCGATGCACAAATATTCAAGTAATCGATATAGATGATATCAGGAACAAATTGTCTCTTCAGTTTAAGTTCGTTAAGCAAATGTTTGAAGTGAGTTACATTCGCGCTTGCGGTCGGATATTCTTTGATGATTAAACGACCTAGCGTTTTTTCTTTTAGTTTTTCAATCTTTTTTATGTATGAATCTTTAGGTAATGAAATAAGTTTATCAATGTCAACATTCAAAAGATTCGCATCAATACGTTCTGCAATTCTCTCTTCGGCCATTTCAAGTGTAATGTACAGTACATTTTTGCCCAAAGATAAATTTGATGCGGCACAATGACACATGAACATCGATTTGCCTACACCAGTGCCCGCAAGAATGATGTTTAGTGTTTTCTCTGGGAGTCCACCTTTTGTAATCCTGTTAAGGTAGTCGAGATCGAAAGGTATGCGCTTCTCAATTTTATGATAGAAATCATACCGATTCGATGCATCATCAAGAAAATCATGGCCAACATGGTTATCAAAAGAAACGGCAAGTGCATCAGATAGAATAGTAGGTATTGCGCCTTTGTCATATTTACTCTTTCCATTATGATCTAGAATTTGAATTGATTCCATGATAGCATTATAAATTGCTTTCTCTTGGCAAAATTTTTCTGTTTGATCAACAAGCCATGCGGTGTCTTTTTTGTCAAACTCTGAGGTGTTGAGTTCGATTAGTAAACTTGAAACTTTCTTATGTTGATCGCCAGATAGGTTTGTGCGCTTGTCAACTTCAATTACAATTGCTTCATGCGTTGGAAGACTATTGTATTTGGTTATGTAATCACGAATTTCTTCATATACAGTTTTTTCAGAATGATCTGAAAAGTAATCACCAGAAAGGAACGGAAGAATCTTTCGAGTATACTCATCATCATTCAGTAGGTGTTTCAGTATTTTCTTTTCTACGTTCATCATTATATTGTTTCTCTGCCTCGCTTAGACTATGTTCTAAAAGTGAGTTCATGACTAGTCCTAATACTTCTTCGAATTCTTGATTACCTTCTAGTGATGGATCATTATGTACTGTGTAGTCAAATGAAATTGATGCAGTATTTTCTTCTTCATCTTCTTTGACATTGATTGAACCAAAGGTAAATTCTGTATCTTTATAATTACCCGTAAGAATTTCAATGCTTGCTAAATCATGCTCTTTTTTGTATGTATAAAGTCTATCAGTAATTCTATAATCCACTCCATATTTCATGCTTCTTCCTCCAAAGGTTCTTCAGTAGAGGATCCAATACTATCTTGTCCATATAAGAATTCTCTTTTACATGCTTCATCGATTGCATCAAGGACCTCTTTTGTAAAATATTTCTCAGGTTCTTCGTTGATTGCCTTACCGAAAACTTTTGAACCATCAGGCAATTCGTATCTTGTAGATACTTTCTTGATTATATCATACTTTTCTGCAATGTCAAGCAAACCATAGTAACGATCAAGACCCGTGCTATAAGTAATTTTTACTTCAACTTGAGAGTTTTCTTTTGTGAGGCGAGATTTGACAAGTTTGCCTTTGACGATGTTACCAATTACTTCGGTGCCATCTTTATCTTTCTTCTTTGACAAGAATACAATTGTTGATGCGGTGTACTTAAGACCAGAACCACCAGACATTTCTTTTGTTGGAATGTATGCACCAACCACATCGTACACATGATTAGTCACAAGCAACGGCACACCAATCTTTGCAAGTTTCAGATTGAGTACTCGAAAGGTTGCTTTGAGAATAGAAGCCTTCGTCATGTCTTTGGTTTCTTTACCCTCTGCGGTATCTTCAATTTCTTTTGTGGAAGACAACTGCCCAAGAGAATCTAAAACCATCATCATTGGCTTGCGCTTTGCTTCTGATTGTGCAGAATATTTTTCAATGATCTGTAATGCGGTGTGGCGAAACTTTTGAATTGTATCAGGTTCAGAGATGACAACTCGTTTAGTATCTACGCCTCTTTGTTCCATCATAGATTTTGTAACTGCGGCTTCAGTATCAAAATAGATAACGCCACCTTCTGGATTTGCTTCTAAAAACTGCTTGACGATTCCAAGCACAAAGAATGTTTTACCTGTTGCCGATTCACCTGCAAAGGCGGTGACTTTATTGTTTGGCACTCCGCCGTATATACTTCCACTAAGCAAAGCGTTGAGAGCGTATGAGCCAGTATCAATGCAACCGCTAAATTCAGCAGAAGCGCCACCGTCAGCCAAAATTTTAGTGTCTTCATCCTTTAACTGCTCCACTAAATCATTAAAAAAACTACCCATAATTAATCTCCAAATTTTGTAACATTT